TATCTATTCCTTTTATTCTTCCAACAATTAATGTTGCTCCTGCAAGCAATGCTCCTGAATTTCCAGCAGATATGAATACATCACCTTCGTTTTCTTTTAGCATTTTAAATCCAATTACCATTGATGAATCTTTTTTGTGTCTGATTGCATCTGTTGGTCCATCTTCCATTTCAATTGTTTCTGTTGCATTTTTTATTTTTAGTCTATCTGATACTTCTTCAATTTCTTTTCCTGTAAATTCTTTTACTTTGTTTCTTATTACTTCTTCTTTTCCTACTAATGTTATTGTTGCTTTTATTTGATTAACTGCTTTTAATGCTCCTTTTATATTGGCATCTGGTGCATTGTCTCCTCCCATTGCGTCTAGTAATATATTCATTGTTTCATTTCCTTTCTTATTATGTTTGTTATATTTTGCTATTATTCTTATTCATGATGTTTCTATTTTATTATTGTTTTATTAAAATTGCAATAGTAATCAATAAAAAACCATAGAAATTTATATTTCTATGGTTTTTTGTTTTATCTTTCTTCGTCTTGTTCTTCATCCGTTTTAAAAGTTAATTCAAAGTCTTCTTGTTCCTTATCCTGTATTAGCTGTTCTTGTTGATGTTGTTCCCCTTCTTTTGCTTGTTCATTATCTTCTTGACACTCTTTCTTTACTTTTTCTCTATATTCCTTTGATTTATCAATAACTTCTGAATTTTCTTCTACTTTTTCATCTTTTTTATTTTTAGAAAAAATATTAGAAATTTTACTTCCTAAATTTTTAAATACTTCTGCTAATTTAGAATTTTTTATTTTTGTAACAATATTTTCTTTTTTTATTATTGCTGGTAAATTATTTCCCTGGTCTTTTACAGTTTTATCATTTTCTTCAATTTCTTTAACAGATATCATTCTTTCTTTTAATTGTCTTTTTAATTCATCTTGCTTTTTTACTGCATCTTTCCCACCAATTATTCCTGATACCATCAAAGATTGCTGTGTTTCGATAAGTTCCTTTAACTTACCTATTTCTTTATCATCTTTTTCAACATCTTCTATTACTTTTTCCCATTTATCTATATCAGTTTTAGAAACTCTTTTTAATTCAGAAATTTTATTTTCATTATTAACTAATTGTTCTCCATACTTTTCACCAACAATTCTTCCAGAAGCAAACATTGCTCTATGATTTTCAACCATTTCCTTAGTTTCATCATATCTTTTATTTATCTCTGGTGCAGATTTTATTTTCTCTTTATATGCTATTGCCAATTCTCTCTTATAAGCCATAATTTTATTATGAGGAATTTCCCTCATACTAGCTAATTCTTTTTTATATTCTTCTATTTGTTTGAAATATCCCTCTGATACTTGTCTTCCAGATATAACCATTGCATTATGTGATTCAATTAATTCTGACAATTCATTTATTCTATTATTATTTTTTTCATATTCATCTAGTTTTTTCTCGTATTCATTTACTTTATCATCTATCTGTTTTTCACTTATAACAGACATACTAGAATATTTCTCTTTCATAGATTTCAATTGTTCAAAATACATCTCTCCTACTTTTTTTCCTGAAGCAATTACAGCATTATGATTTGCAATTTCCTCTTCTAAATCTTTTACGTTTTTATTATTTTCATACATTTCTGATATTGTCATATAAAATCATCCTTTCTTTACATAAAATTACAGCAACTAGTTTTATTTTAGCACAATTTAGCATAATTGTCAACTTTATGTAAATTAAACTAGTATCATCTAAACTACCATAATTATAACTTATACAATAAAAAAAGTATATTTCAATATCATTAAATTTTCATTACAATTTTATTACAATTTTCATGCTTTTTTGATATATGACAATTTTGTCTATATTAGGTACTTGTTTCCGAATACAAAAAGAACTATGAAAAATTCATAGTTCTTTTTGTATTTATTCAAATATTATTCAATTATATCAGCAACAACACCTGAACCAACTGTTTTGTTTTTAATCAAATCCGTTTGTCGCAGTTTGCTCAAAATAGCATAAAATCAATATTTTTTATCTGTAATTTTGTTCAGTTTTATTCAGTTATTTCCAACTTAGTAGATAAAAAGTAGATAAATCCTATTTTTTATCTATTTTATGATAGCAATCAATATAAGCCATCCTATATATCTCATGAATGAGATTTTTATTAATCATAATTAGCAATTTATATCTTAATGGTTGTTTCTTCATGAGTCTTTGTGTCAATTCTTTTTCTTCCATTAATATTACCTCCTTTTAAAAGTCGGAGAATATTCTCTTGCTAATTATATTATATCATATTATGTAAATACATTTAACCCCTCTAGACTTTATATAAAGTATGTTTTCACTTTATATCATTTTCTAAATCATTTATAATATTCAATTCTTTGTCTAGATTTGCTTTTATAACATCATCTTTTAATTTTTTTAATGTATTTCCACAACCAATATAATTTCCATCTTCTAATTTCTCAAGAGCCTCATCAATGAGTGATAAAACTTGCATTTTTAAGCCTCCAATCATTTTTTATTTATCCATATTTTATCACAATTATTGTAACCCTACAATATATATACCCAACTTTATATAAAACAAAGTATAGTTAAAATAAATATTACTTCATTCTATAATATATGCAGTTGCAATTATAGAAAGGAGGCTAATATGATACATCTAAAAATTGAAGAACATCTCAAAGAAAATGGTAAATCACTATATTGGTTAACTGTACAGACTGGAAGAAGTTATCAGTCTTTAAAAAATCTTACAAAAAAGGATTTATATGGCATACATTTTGATACTCTAGAAATGTTATGCCGAGCTTTTAATTGTACTCCTCGGAGAATTATTAGAAATGATAGATGAAAAGGAGAGTGGTAAAAATGAGCAAAATTCTAAAGCAGTATAAAGAATTAAAAGAAAAAGATGCATCCTCAATATATATTTTTAGAATCGGCATATTCTACAATATTTTGAATGAAGATGCAAAAATTCTAAATGAGAAACTAAGTTTGAAAATCACATCATTAAGTCCTGAAATTATAAAATGTGGTTTTCCTATCTCATCTTTAGAAAAATATACTAAAAAATTAGATAATTTGCAACTACAATACAAAGTGATAGATGATCTACCACAAAACTCTAATATTGTTGATTATTCAAAAAATATTGAGATAAAAAAGATATTAAAAAAGATTTCTGAAATTGATATGAACAATACAACATTTCAACAAGCATTTAATATTTTATTAGAAATTCAAAATAAGTTAAAAAATATTAAGTAGAGGAATACATCCTCTACTTATTTTAGTAAATATCTATATTTTTAATACTTGTCCTGGATAAATTTTATTAGGATTTGCAATACCATTTTTCTTTGCTATTTCCTGGTATGTCGTTCCAAATTTACTTGCAATTCCAGACAAAGTATCCCCAGATTTTACAATATATGTTTTAGATGAATTAACACCAGATTTTTGATTTACTATTGTTTGTATTACATCATAATCATACCCTGCTGCTTGTAGTTTTTTCTTTCTTTCAGATCCATTATCCCATTTACCAGCTAATACTTCATTTGCAATTTCCTCATTTGATTTTTTTGAAGAAATGCCAGACAATTCATTAACTCTGTCTTGTACTACATCATAGTTATAACCTTCAGCAACTAATCTATTTTTTCTATCTTCGCCATTTCCCCAATCGCCAGCAAGAACTTCTTGTGCTAATTGTTCTATTGATTTTTTAGCTGGTGTATTTGGAGATGAATTACTATTGTTATTTATTATTGATGGATAATCTTTATATGCTTCATTCATATCCACATTACCAGATATACCATTTACACTACCCGTAGATGTGTATTGCCATAATCCATAAATATTTTTATCAAATGATGCTCCTTTATTCCACCAAGCAATCCATTTATCAAATCTGTTTAGTCTTGAAGAATTTAGTTTTGTATCAAACCATGATTTTGAAGCATAAATTGCTGCATAATATCCTGCTTCCTCAAACATTAAACATTCTTTTTCACAAATAGATACAAGAACATCATTTGATGGCATACCATGTTTTCTTTTATATCCATCTGCATCTTCCATATCAATAATAACTGGAAATCTTACTTTATCTTTATATGGTGCTAAAGTTTTTATTACTAAGTTTGCTTCATTTATAGCATTATTTATATTTAATGCATAAGAATATGTATATACACCAAATGGCATTCCTACTCTAATACATTCTTCTATATTTCTGATGGCTTTACTATCTACTGAATTTTGCCCATAACTAATTCTTATAATAGCAAAATCAATTCCTGATGCCTTTACTGCATCCCAATTAATATTACCTTGATGTGCTGATACATCTATTCCTTTACTCATTAGCTCCACCTCCAAATTCATTTTCATCTCTTTGGATTTCTCCATTTCCTAGAATTTCATTTTCTTCCATTGAAAATTCCACCTTTCTTTATAAAATAAAATATAGGAAGATTTTTTATATTTCTCCCTGTATTTTTACTATTTCGCAAAAAAACGGCTTACGAAAATCAATTTTAAGCCATTTTTTAATCTTGGTTGATATCATTTGTTGTCTCATTTTCAGTGTTTTTTTCAACATTTGTCTTTCTTGTGAAAAAATATGTAAAAACTGCAGTTGCAATATTAGAAAACAAAGTAAAAACTATCTGAAATATGTCCCAATTGCCTTTTATTGCTACAATTAAAACTAGAGCTATAATTGTAAAAGTAAATGCAATTGTTACAAAACTTTTTAAATCACTCCATGCTTGTTTCATTACTTTCTCCTTTCTTTTAGTAATTCTTGATAGTTTCTATCAACTTTACTATCAATCGTTACTAAATTACTTGCTATTATATCTAAAGATTTTGCAATATTATTATTACTTTCAGTTAGAACTTTAAGCATTTGAGTATTATCTTCAAGCATTTTATTATTTTTTGTTTTATCTTGTATAAATACCCATACGAATAAAGCTGCCATTATTAAAGTTCCACCATATTGAAATATAGCTTTTATTACTTCCAATAACTCCATCCTATTTCTCCTTTCAGTAAAATAAAGAAAGAGCCTTATATTAAGACTCTTCTAATTTTTCTTTTACTTTTTTTCTCCATAATTTTGGGACATCATCAATTGTCATTGTTTTTAAATCTCTAATTTGAATTACATAAAAATTAACCATTTCCAATTACCTCCCCAATATCAATTATTGCTTGTTCTAATGCAGATATTCTTTCAGTATCAGAAACATTTATAGTTTGCTTTAAATATTGCTCTTTAGCAAAATTTAACCATACTAAAAATTCTGTATCATTAGATAAATCATTTTCTAATGTATCTCTGTAATTATTTTTTGAAATTCTATACATATCATAAGTATAGTATGTCTTAAATTCGCCATTTTCATCTTTCTTTGAATGTTCTGTAATATTTTCATTTAAAATAATATCGCATTTTCCATTTAATATATTTTCTATAACATATTTATCTGGTGTTACATCTGACTCACAATTTAAGTTTACCTCTACCATTTCTAATCACTCCTTTACATTTTTTTAGAGTTATTTTATAGGGCTTAATATATTTATTTCTATAATTAAAACTATCACAATGTGATAACCAACCATGATATGAAATCATAGAATAAGCATCTGTCAGCCTTATATATCCTCTTTTTACAATTTTTTTGACTCTTCTCTTAATTCGAAGAAAATTGTTTCGCCTTAATGTAGTATAACCTCTATAAAATCTATATCCGCAAAAAATCTAATGGACGACTATCTATTTTAAATAATTGCCAATTATCTTTTAATTTTAATCCCTCTGGTTTTAAAAATTCATCAATTTCATGTTTTATTTTATGCAGTTCTTTTTTATTTCTACCAAATAAAACCATATCGTCCATATATCTCAAGTAATATTTCACTTTCATTTTTTCTTTAATGAAGTGATCTAAATCTTGCAGATAAAAATTTGCAAACCATTGACTCGTAAAATTACCGAATAGGTAACCCATTTTCATTACTACTATCAATTATAGCATCAATTAAATTCAGCACATCATAGTCTTTTATTATTCTTCTGAATTTTCTTTTACACACATTTTTATCAATGCTGGGATAAAACTTTTTAACATCTAATTTTAGACAATATTTTGTGTTTTTTCTATCATCTTTTAATATTCTTTTAATATATGTTGAGCCATAATGTATTCCCCTATTAGGAACACTAGCACAACAATATTCATACATGCCTTTTTGCAAGATTGTTTGTAATTGCAACATTAATGACCAGTGAATACATTGGTCTGGGAAAAATGCTGGTTTAAAAATAATCCTCTCCTTTTTATTTGCTCCATCATGTATTGTCATTTTTTTATATGGAGATAGTTTTATTTCTTTCGTAGTTAACATATTAAAGAGAATATCGACATATCTATCAATATTCTCTAATATCCTTGCTACATTGTTCCTATCTTTTTTCCCTTTTGCTGCTTCAATTATTGCTTTTTTGATGTTATCTTTGTTACAAATATCCTTGTAAAAATTGCCTTTTCTTTTCATAACACACCTCTGGTAATATAATAATTTCTTATTTTTGTCTATCGGATTTTCAAACCATAATGGGCTTACTAGTCCAATCCAGTTGCGACTCTATTTTGAGCAAGGGCTCTGGAAAATGATGTGTAATATATATATAATTATTATTTCAAAAATAAGTACACGAGCACCGATGTTCCAATTCGCATTCGAAGAGCCATTGTTGAAGTTCCAATACCACAAGCCATCGTTAGCCCCATTGTTGAAGCTACCACCAACATGAGCAACCCTCAAACGAGAAGCGAAAGCTCGGCAAAGCACACATCAAATCCCTATATTTTCAATTGTGTTTGAAATGATAATAGCATATTTTTATTTTTATTTTAACTATATCAGCCTTTATATAAAGTCTGCCTATAAGATTTTGATTTTATAGAATAACACTAAATTTATAAAATCATTTATAAATATTAGACTTTCTTTAAACATTTTTT